TGTTTTAAGTGAGAGGCAGCAGGAGGTACTGCAGCACTACACAGTGTCAGTGCAGCTCAACGATAACAGCGCGATTGCGGTATTTCTTGAGAATGTAAGGAAGAGTTCGCTGGCCCAGATTGACAAGTACATCATTCAAAATCCCGAGCAGCGAAGCCTGTGCGAAAAACTAACGCAGGCTCGATGTCAACTCGTCGAAGAGGATCTCGACCAGATGGATGACCAGCTGATCGAGCGATACCTCAAGTATATTAAGCTCCTAGAGGAGATGGAGGTGCCATGAAACTTCTTACTGAATACAACGTCTTTGAGTACACACCTGACATGATCAAGGAGGCGATTGACCAGAACGAAGGCAAGCTGGTGATGACGGGAATCCTCCAGAAGGCGAACACTCTCAATCAGAACGGCAGGGTCTACCCGCTGCCCATCCTACAACGGGAAATTATCAACTACCAGAAGTTTATTCAGGAGGGCCGCTCGCTCGGCGAGCTGGACCATCCTGACTCGTCGGTGGTAGAGCTCAAGAATGTCTCCCATATCGTTCGAAAGGCCCACATGGAGGGCGACCTTGTGATGGGTACTGTGGAGATCCTGGACACACCCTCCGGTCGCATCCTGCGAAGCCTGATCGAGTCCGGCATTAAGCTGGGCATCTCATCGAGGGGCGTCGGATCCACCAAGCGACAGGGCGATACACAGGTAGTTCAGGATGACTTTCAGCTGATCTGTTGGGACTTTGTCAGCGAGCCCTCCACTCCAGGCGCTTTTATGATGACTGAGGGTCGTGATATTACCGATGATGAGCTTAAAAAGTTTTTCACAAAGTCGGACCGAATCGATAGGATAGTCAATAGCATCCTGGAGGATTATTAGAAATGGCCACCCCGTATTTTCAGACCCCCCTTTCCGGTGGGCTTAACTGGGCGACGCCCGGTGCCGGACACGTGCCGGAGTACCAGGTCTCGGGAATTCCCTTTGTGACGTCCTCCGTGGCCAATGAAATTGATGCCACCCCATTGAGAGTTACATTTCCACGAGTCACAAGGTTCATTCAGGTGACCAATATCGGGCAGCACGACATTCGGCTCGGCTTTACGGCAAACGGTGTAAATGCTGCTGAGACAGCTAACTATACTGTCATACATGCCCCGTCAGGTTCAACCCAGCGTTTGGAGCTCAGGTGCACCGAGATCTGGTTCAGGTCCAATGGTCCGGCCCATCCCACTGGTTTTAGCGTGGTCGCTGGCTTGACGACTATTCCCAACAAGAACTTCCCGGAGATGACCGGCTCCAGCGGCGGTATATACGAAGGGCTCGGTTAATGACCAGGAAAGAGCTGAAGTCGCTAGTCAAGGAGTGCCTACTCGAGGTACTCCAGGAGGGCCTTCAGGCACAGGCAAAGCCGGCCACATCTCGTCGAAAAGCCATCTCTGGAAAGTCGGTTTCCAGCCGCACCAAGTCGAGACGAAGGCACCACACTGATTCCATGGAGGTCCACGCCCCGGTTAACGTGCCGAGCTCGATCAAGGGCGATCCCATCATGGAGTCTATTTTTGCCGACACGGCCGCCACCACCCTGCAGGAACAGGCGGTGGCACGGGCTCATCCACCGATTCCCACGGCAGATCACGCCGCTAGGATCGCCCTTGAGAACGAGCCGGCCGACCTATTCGAGGGCGCCGCCAACTGGTCATCGTTAGCTTTTGACATCTAGTTTCTGATCTCGTGTATATTTATCAGTAATGACCCACGTGGAGGCTTAGGTTGTGCGAAAATTGACCAAGGAAATACTGGCCCAGATGATCGCCCAGGAGAGGGTGAAACTGAATGAGGAGCATGACCTGCAGAAGGTTGCTGCCCAGACACCTGAGGTCGATGCCGACCAGTTTGCCGGAAGCCTCGCGAACAAGATTGATTATATAAAGGCACTTAAGATTAAGGAGGCCAAACTCCAGAGGAGCCTGCAGAGGATCCAGGAGGAGACGGCCCGTGTCAAGGAAGTGCTGATGGAGGAGTTATAAGATGTCCACGATGAACCAGACGATTGTTGAACCCGCTGCTCAGGCTGTAACCCCAGAGGAGCCCCTGAGTAAGGGGAACCGCAACGATACCGACCTGTTCGCCAGCTTCCCCAACAGTCCGCTTCCCGGATATCTCGGTACTTACGGTGATGATGAAGTGAAAGCGCTGTTCAACGCGGCCGTCAGGACAGCCGAGCCCGGACTCGGAGTAGGCATCACATCCCCGGGCCTGCTCGGCTACTACGGCGTGGACTTCACCCGTGACTTCACCGGCGTCGCACCCGGCGTCCTGGTCCCGAACGTTCCAGCCCTGGACACCGAGGCCATCGGGATTCCGACCCCCTGGACTCCCAACACGGTATCGCCCGGACCGGACTGGTCTGGCCCATCCACGACCGTCTCGCCGGAGACCCACCCGAGCGATCCGATGCCTGGCGCTGGTGGAGGCAACCAGCTTAGTCCCAGCGTCTCGTCAGATCGGATGGCCGTCACCGGCGTTGGCGCCGCGACACTTGGAGACTATGCTCTTGGCCAGTCTCCCCAGTCGCCGCCTCTCGAGCCGGTGGCCACCTAGTAGCTGGATGAGGTCGCTCTGGGAGGTTATTGACCTACACCTCGATGAGACCGTCGGGCAGCCTGGACTGACCTACGGTACCCCCGGCTTCGATGCCCGTCAGGGACACGGCTATGGCGCCGTCCCCGGTGGCAAGTTCTCCATGAAGGGGGGTGCTCCCGTCAATGTCGCCAACCAGGCCAACTCCCGCTATCCCTACACTGACGCTGACCCCTATGGTGAGGACACCGAGGAGGAGGAGGAGTTCGACGTCCTGGACGATCCCGAGCGGATCGCCGCGTTCCTGACCAAGATCGGCAAGCCCGCCTACAAGACCGACCCATCCACAACCACCCACCGCGACAAGCGAAAGTTCGTCGGTGCCGACTTCGGCAGCGTCCAGGAGGGTCCCGGTCGCTCGGCCCCGTACCCCAAGATGGCAAAGATGACGGCGCCCCAGGACGTCGACGGTGGCATCTACAAGAAGGACCGCGGCCCGGTGGTCGGCGGTACTGCACCGTTCATAGGTCACCAGTACGCCGGACCGCGGACAATTGGCTCCAAGGCTGGCTTCACGGGACCTCCTCCGGTACGTTTTGATTTTGATGATTTTGCAGTGTACAGGCTGCAGGATATGCCCGCTGACGACTATCGCGCCGTCATGCGAGCGGCCCAGCTGCCTACTGATATGGGGAAAAAGCGGGGAAATGTTTAGTTTTTTCATTTAAAGAAATGGAACTATTTGTTTGTGAATTATAGTTATCCATTGATGAAGCCCACGTGGAGGACCGTAGATGTCATCTTCAATATATGAAGAAGCCTTAGCTGACGTTAAGAAGCTGAGGGAAGTAGCGGAGCAGAGTGCAAAGAACGCCATTATTGATGCCGTTACTCCAAAAATTCGTGAATTGATTGAAAAGCAGTTACTGGATCCCGACAGCCCCGCCGCGGAGTCGCAGGACGATATTTTGGGTGACCTGGCCGAGAGCCTTCTTGTGGGAGGTGATGACGAGATACAGCTCACATCCGAGTCCCTGGAGGCCCTTTCACGATTAGTTAATGAATCACCTGCACGTGACACACGTGATGTTGAACTTAAGTCGCTGCTCCTGCAGGAGCGGCTTATCCTTCTTACGGAGGGTCCCGATGACTCCCATACTGATGTAGAAGGACTTGTTGGGATAAAGAATGAAGTAAATGATACTTATTCCCAGTTAATGAGCAGTCGGGATACCATGGGTAAGGCCGATTTTAAAAGGATTCGCAACAGGCTGGCATCCCTTAATCAATTTTTAAGCGAAGCAATTGGAGACGATGAAATGAAAGAGAGAAATCTCAAGTCCCTCCTCGACGAGGTCGAGCTGAGGATTGATCTAGGTGACGTTGAACTCGAACTCGAGCCTGAGCTTGAAGTGGTTGAGGTCGAGGACCTCGAGGAGCCCGAAGAGGGCGAAGAGATCGAGGTCGAGGAAGAGGAAGAGGAAGGGCCCGAGGGCGAAGAGGTCGAGGAAGAGGAAGAGGAGTTCCCTGAGGGCGCTCTCGCCGAGGGCGACGATGTCTTTTTTATCGACGAGGACCTCCTGTCTGAGGACGACTCCACTGACGACGTGCTTGGCTACCTCAACGAGGACGATGAGCCTCTTAACCTTAACGAGGAGGAGTTGGCAGCCTTGGTCCGCGAGCTCGTCTCCGAGGGCGGCGACGACTCCGACGAAGACGACGATGTTGATGAGGGCAGTGACGAGGCTGAGGAAGAGGATCCTGTCGATGAAGGTCGCCAATTCTCTGACGATACCGTCGTTGAGATCTCCGAGTCCATGCTCCGACAGGAGCTGTCCAGGATGCGAGGCGTCAATGAGTCCCGCACGCGTGGCAGATCTAATAATACACCGAAGGCGGGCCCCAAGGTTCGCAAACTTACAAACGAACTGCGCGAGTATAAGAAGGCTGTTTCTTCGCTCCGTAGGCAGTTGAACGAAGCAAATCTGTTCAACGCCAAGCTTCTTTACGCCAATAGGCTTCTTCACAATCGCAAACTGTCTAATAAGCAGCGCGTTAACATTGTCGAGTCCATCGACAGTGCCGGAAGTCTGAGAGAAGTACGGCTCCTCTATAAAAGTCTTTCCGATTCGATGGCCAATAAGGGTCCAATAACTGAATCGGCAAGGCGCCGGGCCGCTGGAGCAGCTTCGCGTCCCACTCGCACCGGATCCGTCTCTCAGGAATTAGTCCCAGAGGCCGACCGGTGGGCCACACTTGCTGGAATTGTGACGTAAAAGCAATTCAAAATTGGAGAATAGCAAATGAAAAAGTTTACACTTGAACAGCTGACCGAGGGAATTCGAAATCGAAATCTCGGCGGCGAGAGCAAGCGGCTTGTCGAGAAGTGGAGCCGTACCGGCCTGCTGCGTGGACTCGAAGGGGTACATCGGGAAAATATGTCCCGACTCCTCGAGAATCAGGCAGCGGAGCTTCTCCGTGAGTTTAACTCTCTTAGCACAGGCGGCGCCTCTGGCGTTGGCTCTGGTGACCTTCGTGGTTTCACCAATATAGCCTTCCCGATCGTCCGCCGCGTCTTTGGTGGTTTGGTCGCCAACGAGCTCATTTCGGTTCAACCGATGAGTCTCCCCTCTGGCCTCCTGTTCTACCTTGACTACACCTATGGCACCAACGTTGGTGGCTCGTATGACCCGGCGGGAACGTCCGGTGATGCCTCTGCCGTTGAGGTCTACTCAAAAGGTCAGTCGATCTATAACAACCCCGCAGGTCGCGGTGTTCGTTCCGGATCGCTGGCTGCAGGCGGCATGTACGACCTTGTCGGCGCCGGTTTCTCTCGGGTCCAGAGTGGCTCCGAGGTCTCCGTCTCCAACGTCGTGTCAGGCGCCTGGACCGTTACCAACACGCTCACTGGCGGTGAACGAGTTGGCGCTGCTACAGCGTTTACAGGCTCCAACGCACGGCTGGTAGGATTCGATCCACAGTTGAACAGGGCAGTCCAGGATAGTGACCTTGACTTCATGTTCGTGCTGGTTCCGACCACGAACCTTACAACCGCACAGTCCCAGGCGGACCTGAGTCAGGTCGATCAGATCTCGATTTATGGTTGGCAGGGCGGCACGGCACCTACCACGTGGGGCGGCGCATACCAGGCAGGTAGCGTGATGAACCTTCGTCGACACAATCGACGAGGCGATTACGCTTCTTCCAAGTGGACCGATGATCCCCTGGGTGGTGACCACCTCCTCTTCGTCGTCAAGACGAGTAACGGTGGCGTTATTACAGGACCTGATGTCCTCAAGATGTCCGCGGTGGTCCAGGACGGCCTGAATGCCTCGGCATCTGGTGGTGGTGAGGCCTCGACATTGGTCATTCCCTCGTTCGAATCGAACTTTGGAACGACTCCGTCTCCGCAGATCCCCGAGATCGACATCAAGGTTGAGTCTATCGCGGTGACGGCCCAGACGCGTAAGCTTAGGGCTCGTTGGTCCCCGGAACTCGCTCAGGACTTGAACGCTTACCACAGCCTCGACGCTGAGGTGGAGCTGACACAGATCCTGTCCGAGCAGGTTGCCCTTGAGATTGATCGTGAGATCCTCAATGACCTCCTGACCCAGGCCAATGGCGCTAACCTCTACTGGTCGCGTGCACCCGGCAAGTTCCTTAATAAGGAGACGGGCGCCGAGATCGCTAGGACATCGTCACTCACCCCGGGCCCGGCATTCACCGGTACCGTTCGAGAGTGGTATGAGACCCTGGTCGAGACTATTATTGATTGTGCCAATACCATTCACCGTAAGACGTTACGTGGCTCCGCCAACTTCGTCGTCCTCGGTCCGGACATTGCGACCCTGTTGGAGGCATCGGTCTACTACCGCCCCTCCTATTCCATCGATGGTGATGGTCAGGTCAGCGCACCGTTCAACCTGGGCGCCGAGAAGGTGGGTACTCTGAGCAATCGTTTCACGGTCTATAAGGACCCCTACTTCCCTCGCAACAAGATTCTTGTTGGGTATAAGGGCGGTAGCTACCTTGAGACCGGGTACATATACGCTCCGTACGTACCGTTGATCGTTACGCCGACAATTTTCGCCCCCGAGGACTTCACGCCTCGTAAGGGTGTCATGACTCGGTACGGCAAGAAGATGGTTCGTTCCGACTTCTACGGTACGGTTGTGGTTGCTGATTTGGATATCATTTAATATCCGTTTAACTCCTTTGGGAGTACTGGGGGCGGTTCCTTTGGAACCGCCCCCTTTTATTTTTTGTGGTAAAACACCACCATTTCCACCTATTTATAGTCGGTAGGAGGCATCGTAAATTTTATACGAATGGTGTGAAATACTTATAATTTTAAGATGGTAACATTAAATTGGAAGATTTACTGTAATGGCCTCAACAGTCCAAGGATCACTGCTGGGTACCACCCCAACTAATGACCGCGATGTAAAGCGCAAGACTCAAAAAGATAAAGAATTAGGAGAGCTTAAGATGACTGAAGACGAAATTAACGAGACGGCTGACGGCCTTTATGATGAAGTGGACTCGGAGGAGAGCGCCGATGACTTTGATTTCGTTAGTCACTACGGCACTGCTGCCGAGGAACAGGGAGATGAGCTGTTATCTGACA